TGACACCTATATAATTATAGCTACTATATAGGTGCCACACAGTGTAAATACTTAGGTATGTAGCCTACAAACCAAGGTAAGTAGCCACCTCTTCATAAGTATCGAAGCTGTGCTCTTGGTCAGTGTGCTCAAGTACTTCTTTGCGAGCTTGCTCAGCCTTATCTAGTTCAGCAGCAAGGTCAATATCTTTGCCTTCAGCCATTTGCACGAGCAGTTCATCCTTAGCTTTATTGTAAGTACGCTGCTGCTTAGACCAGCAAGATACTCCTACTTTACACATAGTATTCAAGCCCGTCGCAGTGTTAGCTTTCTTGCCGTACTCGATATGCTCGACAAGTTCCCACTTCTTATGGTAGTAACAGTATACTGCAAGTACATTGCCTTCAGCATCTTTAATGAAGGTAGAGCCCTTGTCTGAGCCACCTTTCTTAGCTTCCATAAGAGCCAAGATTTGAGGCATAAGCGTATTCAACTGCACTTTAGGTTTGTCAGCAAGTGCTTCAGTTAGAAGAGTGTGCAGTTCTTGGTATTGCTTCTTGATAGTAGTCATAGTAGTTTCCTCTACTTGTTAGTTAACTTAGGATAGAGCCATTATAGTATGACTCTAGGTCTAAGTAAACTAGTTTATCTCAATTAATTCGCACTCTAATAGTAGTTCTTGTACGTCGCAAGGTAAGTCAGTAAACACTTCTTTAAACAACACGACGCGGTTATTAGAGCATATACAAGGCGCATAACACGCTACTTCTTCTACTAATGAGTCACTCACGTGGTCAAAGATATATAGTTCAGTCATAGTAATTTCCTAAATTATTACATACAAATCGCTTGAATACCTTGAATCTCGTTAAGAGACTCCGCTGTAGCCTTACACTCTTCAATAGTTTGAAATGTATGAGTAGAAGACACAGTCTTAACTTCAGTATTTAGCGATGCCATTAGTACAATAAGTGTGAACATTAGTTTCTCTAAGGTTGTTCGTTTCGATGTAGTAATAATAGTACTTAGTCTCTCACTTGTACACAGTTATTTTTATAGTAATTTGGAATATGCTTATGACTGCTAGCTATGTCGTCTTTTATATAGCGTGCGCGCATGCGAATAACACGAACGGTCAGAGTTGTACACAGTTTTCTTAGACTATTTAGCTATGTACCTCTACACTCCTAGAGCTACAGACGTCTATTAGAGGTGAGGATCATTAGTGAGATGAAATAAGCTTATCTTTGCTCACGAATTATGTTTTCTTGCTTAAACTTGCTAATTAACTTTGTACTCGCTGAGGGGGCCCAGGCAGGGACCAGCCTAGCCACTTGCCAACAGGAGGCTCTAATAAAATTTCTGTCAGTTTTAGTAACTTATTAAATTTATTAACTTACTATATAGGACACTCCAATAAATTTCTGCCAGTTTACTAACTTACTATATAGGAGGCTCTAATAAAATTTCTGTCAGTTTTAGTAGCTTATTAAACTTATTAACTTACTATATAGGAGCAAGTTCTACCAGGTTTAGTAACTTATTACCTACTACACAAGGCAAAATAAAGGGCGCCCGAAGGCACCCAAGAAGCCCCCCTCTTGGGCACCTACTATACCGCATATCCACGCGGTCTACGCCTGGTTTTCCGCATCTCTCTACCATCGTAAGAGTCGCTTTCCAAGCTATCAGTAGCCATGTAACGTAGAGCTGCCGCACCGTGCGACCACTCGTCATGGCGCTCCGTCTTTTTCCAAGCCTGCAGGCGCTCATCCCACTCCTTAGTGTAACGCTGGAAGCATTTAATTAGATACTCACACTGAGGGTCTATTACCATGTTAGGTATGATGCGGCGGACAGCTTCAACGCCATCAGCTATGTTACCTTTAGCTACAGGGTCAACGTAACAGTCCCAACCTTCATTACGTATCTTTTCATTAGCTATATCTTCACGTGTGCGCGCACGGCCGCCTTTGCCTGAGTTACCGCCTGCATACTCACGCACGTTCACATCGTGTGGGAACTTGAAGCAGCGGATATTGTAACCACGCTCCATAGCTTCATCCATATAGTGCGCCATGTCGAAGCCTTGGTTCCAATACTCGTCAATGATACGGTATTCACCACGATACCACTGCTTGAATACGAGAACACCATAGTCTTCCACACCAATATCTATGTACACGTCCACAGGCAGGTTAGGGTCGTACAAGTCAGAGCGAATGCGTTTCTTAGCTACAATGTGCTCCTTAAACATATTATTCCAGTACGTTCCGTCACGCGACGCAGTAAAGGCCTCATCAGCTGTAGCAGGATACTCCTGGAATACATCGCCAGCTAACTCACGGCGCTGCACAACCCAGAAGTTACGCTGTTGGCGAGCTAACTTAAACGGGCGCTTGAGCTCCTTGGACATTTTCTCCTCAAGCTCATCTAAGTATTTCTTAGCTTCAAAGTCTTCTACCTGGTCTACTTCTTCCCAGCAGTCCGGGTCGTCTAGCCAGGACAGGAACACTGGGTAGAAGTCTTTAGCTGACATGGTGCCTGACGCAAGTGACACTTCTGCAGCATCCCACATCTCTTTAAACATGTTCATGCCTTCAGCTGTTGACTCTATAACACCAGTATTACCACGGCCAAGTGCCTGCAAGGTACCAGTCTTTACTTCTTTAGCTCGTATTGGATAGTTATTAGCTATCTTACCCATCTCAGACACATGCAGTCGCTGCAGTGTTGTCGAGCGGAAGGACACACGGATAAAGATTTGGCAACCATTAGAGAACGTGAACTCCTTAGAGTTATCTTTCTCTAGCTTCACATTGACAAAGGCCTTTACAGAGTCATCCAGGGTGTCCCACAAGAACTTAGAGCGCTCCAAGAGTGTTGACGCTTCATCAACACCTTGTGCCATCATACCAATGTTCAGGTGCTTACCAAACACAGCGTCATCAAAGTACGACACAAGCCAGAAGGTTGAGATGCCTTGCTGACGTGACTTTAGTATAATCACACGCGGGTGTATACGCGTGGCACCATACACTTTGTGCTGAGCTAAGTTCATGCGGAAGAGCACTGCATCACCGTCTTTGTTTATAACATGGTAGCAGTTATTAAGGCGCCAGAGCTTATTAGATAGGTAGCGTGCCTCAAATTCTTCGTCAGATATACCAGCCGGAGGTGGCTGGTCAAAGAAATCGTAGTAACCGACTAGGTCAGGATAGCACTCATTGAACTGAGCTTCCGTTATGCGTAGGTTTATCATTCAAGAAAGTCCCATATTTACTGCCGGATTGGCCATCGTAGTTGTTCTGCACGTTAACCTGGGTCATATTTTTGTTAAAGAAAGCATTCTGCAACTCAACTAAACATTCAGTCAGCTCCATAAGCTCACTTGTGTGCTCAATAGACAGCAGACGGCTCTTAATCTGAGCGTTGATAGCCGACGCGGTCAACACAAAGTCGTTCTGGAGCTTACCTAAGGCGTCCATACCCTTAGACACTCGCTCTACACCTTCATTAAGCTGCTCTTGCATGGCGCCACTCTCTAGTAGCTGGCCAGCGGTAGCTAATATTAGCTTGTCCATATCTAGGAGCTGGTCTAATGTACCATTTAGCTTAGCATCTTTGTACTCTTTGTACCAGCGGATGACAGTCGCATAGCCAATATCTAGGTCTTCAGCAACAGCACGCTTGTCCTCACCATTCTCAATACGCGAGATGGCGTGGTACATCTTAGTCTCGTCCCTTGCCATCCATATTCTCCTGCTTCCACTGTAATACAAGCTTAGTTACAAGCGCGCTAAAGTTGATACCTTTAGTTTCGCAGTACATCTTGACCTCTTCGACATTAACCTTGTCGGTCGGTCTAGTTTTATCTTTAGTTGAAAAGGTAAATACAGCCATCTTTAGTTTCTCCAGTCTTATTAAAAATATTATACATCATGTATGTACAAATGTATATAGATGACGTACAATAATTGTATGTTTAATGAGACGAGGACCTATCGATGGGCGATAAATCTCCTGAGAAAGTGTCATTTGCTGACAAGGTAAATGACGTAGTAAATAACATGACGCAAAGCGAAGATGGCAAGTGGGCTATGCCTGAAGGCGACTTCGACGAAGCAACTATCTTTGCAGCTAATGCAGAGCGACGTCGACGCGACACTCAAAGCGCATACACACGCTCACAGCAAGAGCTAAAAGGTATTAAGGCTGAGAACGAACTTCTAGCGCAAAACTACGAAGAGAACTACGTTCAAAACTTGCCTTCGTCAATTCAAGCAGACCTGAAGAACTTAAGGCTACTGACCCAGACGCATGGCGCCAGAAGCTTGCTGACTTAGAGCGGGAGCGTAAAGACGAGTTCAAGACCAAGCACGAAGAAATCAAAACTAAAGCTGCTGGTGAGTCTGAAGCTGAGTACAGAGTACGTGCTTTACAGGAGTTTCAAGAGGCTAACCCAGAGCTAAAGATTACTGACGACGTAATCCAGAACGACATCCCACCTCGCATCACTAAGCAGCTTGAGAAAGGCGAAATCAACTTTGGTGAGTTCCTTAAGCAGTGTGGCGATTACATGTCTAAAGGCCGTGTGGTAGCTCCACCATCAGACAAAGCTCCTGACAACCCTAACCTCAACAAGACTCCTGGCTCTTCTGCACCTGGTAAAGACGCAGTAGCAGCTTCAGCAGCTCAGTCTTACAACAACGAGATTTATTAATATTATTAAGTTTACAAAGACTTAATAATGCGCTAAAATTAATAATATGCAGGTGGGCTTTTAGACCCTTACTCAGTAAGCTCTAGTCAAGCCCACTTCAACCAGCCTCCGCCAGGAATCGCTGACAAGCATGTTAAAAACAACAACCTCAATTTGGAGAAGTAACTATGGCTACAGGTGTAGTGAAACCTGGCTCGGATTTAGAGCGTCGCGCGTGGATGCGTGAAGGCTTGGTCCAGGCAGCGTCAAAATCATTCTGGAACAAGTACACGGGTAATACAAAAGACTCTATCGTGTTCCAAGCCAAAAACGAATCGGCTAAATCTGGCCATACTGTTGTGTTCGACTTTGACGGTAACCTATCTGGTCAAGCAGTCAAAGGTAAAGATACAGCGTTTGGTAAAGGCGAGCAGAAACGCAAATTCTCGGACAAGCTAACCGTTGAGCGTTACCGCCTCGTGGTAGACAACGGAGACAAATTCGATGGCGTTAATATTGGCGACCTTACTATTAATGAGCACTCTGATTCACGTGCGAAACTGTCGGACCTATTCGTCCGTTTTAAAGACCAAGCACTGTTTGACGCAGCGCAAGGCTTGCTCATTACTGAAACTGACGAAGCGATTCAAGCTCCTTCCCATGTTATCGAGTATGGCACTGACTTTGGCTACGACCAGCTCATTGACCTAGAAGTTACTCTACGTACTTCACGTGGTTACACGACTGGTGGCATCCGTCGCCCGCTTGTGCCGTTCAACATGAACGACGAAAACCCCGTGTGGCTAGTTATTCTAGACTCACTGACTACCGCTAAGTTGCGTAAAGACCAACGTTGGACTTCTATCGCACCAGTAGCAGACACTCGTGGTTCAGGTAACATGGCTCTGTCTGGTCAAATCAAGCGTATCGGTGCACTTCTTATCCAAGAAGCTCCGTTATTCTTCGGTGAGACAGCAGGTGATGGTGCTGGTTGGGGTCTTAACGACTCTAAGATTGAGATGTCAGGTCTACGCCAGTACGACAAGACTAACGACGCTTGGTCAGGTCAAGAAGGCTTTGACTTTGCATCTGAGCTATGGTCTCGTAACCTTGTGCTTGGTGCTGGCGGTCTTCAAATCGGCTTCGGCATGCAACCAGACTACAAAGTCAAGTCTTCTCAAGACTTCGACATCAAGTCTGAGTCCTGTCTAGAAGTATGGATGGAAACTCGTAAGACGATTCTCAAAGAAGAGTCTGGTCCTAAGTACAAAGAAGCTAAGATTGCAGGCATCGACCACGGTGTAATCGCGCTAGACATCAAAGTGTCTTAATCCAGCAGCCGCTAGCATTAGTTAGCGGCAGCCCTTAAAGAAGGAATGAACGATGGCTAATACCAACGTTACGCGCTGGGGAGAGACAGCGCAGAAGAAAATCAAGCGCGTAATGGCGCTTAAAGTCACCAAAGAGTTGTTTACTGACAACGGCCTTAGTGTAGCTACGGCTAACCTCCTTATTGCAGAGCTTCCAGCTAATGCTGTCCTAACTGATGCATACGCTGTAGTATCGACGGTCTCCGATGCTGCAACAACTGCTACCGTACAGTTAGGTACAGCTGAAGCGGGCGCTCAAATTATGACTGCAACAGACATTAAGTCTGCCACAGGTGTAGTGGGTGACCTAGTAGGCAAGCTAGCTACTGGTACAGGTATGAAGGTATACGCGCGAGTAGTGCTTACCGGTGCGGTGACTACACCTGGTGAAGTAGACGTTGTTATTGAGTACACTGAGTACGAAACTAACAGCGGCGAGTACACCAAGTTTGTCTAAGCTAACTTAGCATCGCCCGCCTAGTGCGGGCTTTGCTGCATTAGAGGCTTGTAAATGACAAGAATAGCTGAAATCTTAACCCGCGTCCGCGATTCTTTAGCTGACCCTAACAAAGAACGTTGGACTGACGCACGCCTCGTACGCCTTATTGATGAGGCGCAAAAAGTCATTTCCCGTCGATTCGAACTGTTCCGTGGTGAGACCTTAGTAGGGCTTACTGTAGACGACCCTACCTATAAACTGCCTAGTGATGTCTGGCGTATTACTCGTGCATCTTTTGACCAACGTCTAGTTCCTATGATGACCTATGACGAGATGGACAAGCGCGACTCTGCCTGGATGACTCGTACTGGTGCAAAACTAGAAGCGATTATCTTCAACAACCGAAGCATGAATGAGATTCGCGTCTACCCACTACCAGATGAAGACTTCCTCTCAGTAGAGTACGAGTTTGAGACTGACTTCGGCTCTGTGGACAAGCCTGAGTTAAGCGAAGGTGAGGAGTTTGGTGTTGTCTCTGACATAGACAGTGACTTTGAAGCCAACTTCTTTAACTTCTACAAGATATTTGGTGTTACAGACCAGTTTGAAGGTAAGACTGGGCGGCTGTTTGGCCTCATCTCTGACATCACCGACTATCCAGGCAGAGAGGTGACATTCACGTCTCCATTTGGTGTGTTAGGTGACGCTTATTACTTCAGAGAACTGCGTCTGCAGTATGTTCGTGATCCTAAAACAGTTGTGACAGACCAGGATGAGCTCGAGCTGTCTACCACGTTTGACACAGTGATTAAGCACTATGTTATAGGCATGGCTTTCTTAGACGACCTAGATAGTCAGAACCAAGAGCGAGGACAGCGTGCACTTGCCTTGTATGAGCGAGACGTAGAGCTTCTTGGTAACAAGACTGGTCCAACTAATGCAACACGAGCGCCTAATGTGCGTTCTACTTACAGGAGTTTTGTATAATGCCAATGTACCAAGTACCGTCTTCGGCTAGCGAGACTAAGGTTGAAAGTCGTAATGAAACACTAGCCTACCACGCTATAGCTGTAGCACCTAAAGAAGGCACAGCCACAGCTGGCACCGTTACGGTGTCTGCACGTGCGCCTGGCAGCGACGTGTTCGAAGCTATACCTGATGGTGCTATCGATTTGTCGGCACCTGAGACTGTGCTATTTACTTTCCCTGTAGCGGAGTACAAGGTAGTAGTATCGGGCTTTGCCGGTACAGCTACTACTCTGTTGCTACAAGACACAGTTGCGGAGGCTTAAATGAAAGGACCACAACCAGGAATAGGCCTAGGAAGCAACTCAGGAAGCAGCTCAGGTTCTAGCAGAGTAATCTACGGAGGCGTTGTTAGCGCCTCTGTCAACCCTATGCTGCCTGGCTGGGGCTCGCCTCCAGCTGAAGCAACAGTACTGGGCACTGTTACAGATGAGTTTGTCGATGCACCTCAAAACATCCCTGCTGGTGAATACCGAGGCACTATTGTAAAGCAAATAGCGGCTAACTTTATAGACTTAACGTATACAACGCTAAGTGGTAGAGTCTACAAAAAGCTTATGTTTCTAGACAATGGCCAGCAGAACAGCGCGTGGGAAGAGGTAGGCACGTCAGCTAAAGAAGCGATATGGACGTTAAAGAACAACTCTACCACCACGGCGGCAACTACTACTGGACCAGCGAAGTTCCAAGCTAATATGAGTTTGTTTAATGCGGTAGAAACAGACTTTCTGGGCGACCTAAACATAGGCTCAGGCAGCGACTTTGAGTTCACAGTAGGTGTCCCTCGAGCTTTCGAAATACAGATGCACGGAGCCATAGAAGACGCTGCTAATGCTACGCAAAAAATCGCAATAGCCCTCTATGACTCTGCTACTAACGACCACATGACTGGGTCTATGCAAATACTTAGTCCAGCATCTACTTGGTCTAGTGCCAATGAGTACACGTTTAACTGCATCGGTTTTGCTAGGCTAGACCCAAATAATACAGTGTCTCTACAAGTGATGGTAGATGCTAATGCAGCGCTAGTTCTAAAAGAGTGTATAGTTGTGCTAAAACCTATAGAGTCATAGGAGTGCTTATGGACGCTAAAATTACCTGGACACTGTTGACTTTACTTTTGGCAGTTCTTAGCTGGTTAGGCAAAGGCCAGTATGATGCTGTAAGAATCATGGATAGCCGCCTCACAATTGTAGAAGCGACTCTTATGACTAAGACAGAAGCAAAGTCTAGACTTGACGTCTTAGAATTCCGAGTAGCTGAGCTAGAAAAATTATGAAAATACAGCATTTTAATGGCGGTTTAAACACTAAGATGCGTCCGCAGTTCTTGCAGGCCAACCAAGGTGTGGTGTACGAGAATATTGATAATGACGTAGGCACACTTGCGCCTATAAAAGGTCTTTTAGCTACAGACAAAGTCATTAAGCCATACTTTAAGTACTATGAAGCCTTGCAAACTTGGCTGGACTCTGACTTGAAGGTGGACTACCTAGAGTATCAAGGTGACATGTACATTTGTGACCGTATAGGTAGACCTCAGCGGTTTGATGGTAGACTCTATACCAACTTAGGCATAGACGTGCCGGAAGACACGATGCGCTTTGAGGCTATAGAAGCCCCTGAGTCACCTAAAGAGTTTACTTTATCAGTAACTAAAGGCTCTGCCGGGTCAAACCAAGGCCTACCTCGTTCAGTTTATAGCTACTTATTACTAACAGAGGACAAGGAGAGGTCTAAAGGTACGTATATTCAGGTTAACAGCGCAGATGAAGTGCTTACGCTAGGTGAAGACATCCAGTACTTGCCTAAGCCTACTGCTATCGTTACTGACCCTGGTGATGACGAGCAGATTATTAAATGGTCTGGCTACCCTAGTGATACTGTACCTATGAAAATCTACCGATACTACGACCGCAAATGGCGTTTTGTCACTGAGATTAAAAAGGGTGAGACGTTTGTCGATAACACTCTAGACCTTAGCACTCAACCAGAGTTGGCAGAAGACGCTCTTCCAGCCCTTACTGGTACTGTATCTTACCTACTTACTTACTATAATGAGAAAGATGGTACAGAGTCAGGACCTAATAATGTGTCAGAAGAGATTGAGCTAGGTGAGACTTTCGGTACAATTCTCATTACTGACATACCTTCGTCTAGTGACCCGCAAGTAACACACAAACGCCTGTATCGTGTTGGTGGTAATCTTGGTCGTTTTACACTGGTCAAAGAGCTAGATAAAGACGTGCATGAGTTTATAGATAATGTAGCGGACTCTAAAGCGGAAGGAGTACAGCTACCTCTTGTTAACGCTGAGCCCGCACCTGATGGACTAGCTTTCATGACGGAAGCTTATGCTATGATGTTCGGCGCTACAGGTGCAACTCTAAGGTTCACACCTATCGGAGTACCTTATAGCTGGCCGACTACTTACTTCTTGGAGTACGACTCTGACATCACAGGTATAGCTCCAGCAGCAAATGGCTTATTAGTGTTTACAAGGTTCCGTACACATATAGTTGTAGGCACCAGCCCAGAGACACTATCGTCGTACCTGCTTAGCGGTGACCAAGGATGTTTAGCTTTTGAGTCAATACAACTGATAGGTACTGAAGTAGTATGGGTATCGTCTGACGGCGTATGCCGCTCGTCTGGCGGTAGACCAGAAGTCATGACCCGTAAGTTTTTAAATAAGACGAGCATAAAAGCGGTTAGTTCAGCAGTGTACGACGAAGTATACTATGTGCTAGACGAAACGGGCAAGCTCTTGTCAGTAGGAGACGGCATAGTTAAGGTACTAGACACGGGTGTTGAACGCTTGGCTGTAGCTAATGACGTTTTGTTTGGCCGCAAAGGAGGCGTGCTGCAGGAGTTATTTAACGGTAGCAGCAACCTGACTTTTAAGTACAAGTCGCCAATCTACACTGAAGGCTCTTTTACAACCAACAAAACTTACAAAAAAGTGTTCGTTTATTCCACCGGTTATGTTAAAATTAATATAATGTTGGACGGCCAACTTGTTGCAACGAAGGAGCTAACTGGTGAGGATAATCACGAGATACTAGTTCCTTCTGAAAAGCAACGTGGTAACTACATCCAGTTCGAGATTGAAGGAACTGGTGAAGTCTATGAAATTGAGTACATAGCAACGGAGCAGCAAAAACGATGAGTAAAGCTATTCAAGTGCCTTCAGACTTAAAAGATGAAATCGCCATGAAACGCTTTCTTGACGCTATGCTTCAACGCATACAAAGTCTAGAGCAGCAACTAGTTGCTCTGGAAAATAAGCCTGAACAGGAGCAATAATGAGTTTCACTTATACCTATCAGATTCAAGGTCAAGTGGTTTCGACCAATGCACCCTTGATTCCTTTTATGGATAATAAGTACGACCGCAAAGCTGTTGTCAGACTAGAAGAGCACCTTAAGACACTACCTGGTGTAGACTTGAGTGGCGGCGATGTAGAACACTTCTTCTCTGACGGCTTGTATGCTCGTAAACTTAACATCCCAGCTGATACCGTACTAGTCGGTCACGCACACCTTCAAGGTCAGATTAATTTTCTGATGAAAGGTACTATACGCGTGACTACTGATGAAGGTGTCAAAACTCTCACAGCCCCTCAAATTGTAGTCTCAGCAGCTGGTACTAAACGTGCAGGCTATGCTATTACGGATACAACTTGGGTAACAGTCAGTGCAACCGAAGAGACTGACCCAGAATCAGTTCGTGCTGCCATAATCGCTACTGGCGAGGATGACCCACGACTTAAGGAGGTCTTATGTCTTGGGGTGCAGTAGTAGCAGGCGGAGCAGCAATAGTAGGTGGCGCCATCTCTTCTAAAGGCTCTAAAGATGCAGCAGAGACTGCAGCTGGCGCTTCAGCCGCAGAACTAGCTTTTGCGCAAGCACAATATGATGACTGGAAGGCTGTATACGGCCCTGTCCAAGACAACTTAGCAGCTTACTATACAAATATCTCTCCAGAGTACTATGAAGCAGTTGGCGTAGAGGCAATCGAAGGAGAGTACGAAGTGATACGCAATGACCTCGACCGCACAATGGCCCAACGCGGCATCACAGATAGTGGAGTAGCGCTTTCTATAGAGAAAGACTTAGCTATTAGTGAAGCAGAAGCTAAGGCGGATATTCGTCGTATGGCGCCTACTATGGCTGCTGAAGACCAGTCTCGCTTCTTGCAAATCGGCATGGGCAGTGACCCATCTTCTAATGTGTCTCAAGCCTTAGCTCGCCAAACCAGTTCTGCGCAACGCACCTCTGAAGCTGCGTCTGCCGCAGCAGGCCAAGCTTGGCAAGGTGCTATTCAGACTGTAGGCACTGGTTTAAGCGATTACTTTGAGGGAGATAACTAATGACTGCTAACGCTTACATAGGCGCAGGTATTGCTCAAGGTGCAGCTAACGTTCAGCAGTACCGCAGTGAAAGACCTGAGCGAGATGCTCGCCGTCAGGCCGCTCAAAATCAGGCTAAACTATCTGAGATGAAGCTAGAAGAGTATGAGGCGAACGCTCCAGTTCGCTCTGCTCAGCGAACTAATGAACTGTCTCGTCTAGAAGCAGAGACTTACCAGACTAATGCTAACTTAGCTAAGCAACAGTCGTATGACGCATTTAAGATGTTTGACGTCGATGGTGACGCTCGTCACTTAAATAACTGGCTCAACACTGCAAAGACAAATCCAGTGTCTAAGAACATAACTTCTGGTATGGTTCGTTTAGACAACTTGACCCGCACGCCTGAAGTTGAGAAGATGCTACAGCAGCAAGGTATCAAAGATCTTGATGGCTTCTTCTCAGACCCTAAGTTAACGAAATCATACGTGTTAGGCACACGCCCAGATGGTCAGCATGCACTAGTTGATATGAACCGTATGTACGCTATGACAGGCTATGCCCAGTATACTACTAACGAGCAACAAAAGGAGCTAGCAGCAAGCTTTCAGCTTATTCAGCGTATGCGTCAAGGTGCTAACTTGGAAGAGCTGAAAAAAGACGATGCAGTAGTAGGTGAGCTGTCAGAAGTCTTAGGTTTACCGAGAGATGAAGTGTACCGTATGCTTAAAGAAGAGCCTAAAGCTTCAACTGGTCGAGCCGGTTCTATGATTGAGCGTGTGGCAGAAGACTTGCGTAAGTCTAACCCAGAACTGAGCTACCGAGAATCTTTAGTTCAGGCTAAAGAGCTTACTAGTCGCGGCAGTGCGCCTAGACTTACCAATGAAGCTGCGTTTATCGAAGACTACATGGCTAATAACCCTGAGGCGTCGCGTGAAGACGCTTTAGCCGCGTATCGCACAGCTGGTAAAGACACACGTACTTCAGCAATTAAAAATACCGAGTACGCTGAAGAAGCTAAGGTAGGTCTTGACGAACTATTCGAGGGTGACTTCTTGGATGCTGACTTATCTAACCTTAGCAATAAGCAAGTAGCTGAGATGTCAAAGTATGTAAATCGTTTAGAGCAAGTTGGTGACTTAGAGCTGTCTAATGAAGACAAGAAAGCGGCGCGTTCAATTCGTAAACTTATGACGGTAGCGCGTACTACTGGTGAGAAGCTTACAGCAGAGCAAACTGGCCCAATTGACTCAGTGTTACGCTCAGTTAAAAGCTACATCTCTAACAATGTAGAAGGTAAAGATGCTACTACTGCTTATGAAGCCTTCCGTGCTATCTCTCGTAATGCTTTATTTGGTAGCCAAGTGTCTGGTGCAGACTACGCGGCATTTAACTCAGTTGTAGGCAGCCTTAAGCAGCAGACAGGTCCGGTGTTAATGTCACTTAAGACTCAGCTTGAAATTATCAGAGACGACATGCAAGCGATGGCGGACCTAAATGACCCTTATGTAGCTAAGGCTAGATTTGGAGTTAGCTTAGACGAGCTAGATGACATCACTAATGCTATCCAAGACCGAGTTGACATTATTAATCGTATCGCTAATGGTCAACCTGTTGAAGGCGTTATGCCTATCTCAGCTGAAGGTAGCGGCATTAAAATCAACCCTATCGCTCCAGACAGCCCTAAGGAGCCAGGTGCTCGCAAGTCGCTAGATGAAATCTTTGGAGGCCAGTAATGAAGGCTACAATTGAAGACCTTAAGGATACATTCCAGTACGGCTACGAAGTGTATGCAGAGTCCCGTAAAGAAGCAGACGAAGTATGGAACTTGTACCACAACCGTCACTTCTCGCCAGACCAACTTGCGCGCTTAGCTGACAGAGGGCAGCCGGCAGAAACATTTAATATAGTTAAGATGTTTGCTCGCATGTTGGTAGGCTACTACTCAACTGTTGTTAACACAGCAGTAGTCAACCCAGTTAACTACCGCGACGTAACAACAGCCGCAATGTTAAATGACGTAGTTGACCACACATTTAAGAATAATCGTTTTAAGTCTGTTGAAGGCGATAAGATTAAACTTAGCGGAATGATTTCTGGTTTGCTAGTTAGCTACATAGACGTCACAGACACAGGTAAGAGAGATGAGTTTGGTAGGCCGGTTAACAAGATAGTTATGAACCACGTGCCTGACTCTGAAATTGTACTTGACCCCGCTAGCCGCGAGGACGACTACTCTGACGCTACATTTTTGCATCGTTTCAAGTGGTTGTCCGACTGTACGGTTAACCAGATTTTTGGCAAAGGCACTACTAAGAAGCTAGACGAGTATTACAACTTCTTGAATGTCGCCGAGGCAGACTTTGAGTACTTATTCGGTAAGCGCTTCGAAGGTAAATACAAGGTGCATAATAACTATCTTATCGTGCACACTGTTATGGAAGACGAAAATGGCGACCGTTGGTCCATTTACTGGTCTCAAGACACTATTCTTAAGAAAGAGAAGATTACGTACAAAGAAGTACGCTGGCCTTACCGCGTAGAGAAGCTGCACACTTCTGATAAAGCTGAGTACTACGGCATGTTCCGAGAAGTGATAGCTTCTCAACACGCTATTAACCAGGCAGTTATTAAGATTCAGCTAATGGTTAACTCGGATAAAGTCTTGGTCGAAGCAGGTGGTGTAGAAGACATAGTTGAATTCGAAGATGCGTATAACCGAGTGAGTGGCATCATACCAGTACTTAAGCTAGGTAAAATCAAGATTGAGCAACTTACCCGTGAAATCCAAGACCAGTACTTCATCATTGACAAGGCCTTGGAACGGGTGCAAAAAGTACTTGGTATCAATGATAGCTTCTTAGGCATGGCATTTGCCTCAGACTCTGGCCGCAAGGTGAAGCTACAGCAAGGCGCGACTATCATGTCACTACGCTATGTTACAGCTCGCATTGAATCTTTCTACGAGCTATTAGCGTATGACGTCGGTAAGTTAGCTCAGCAATACTACAATGCACACCAGTTCTTGCGCATCGCAGATGAAGTGGTAGGCAATCGCTGGGTAGAGTTGAACAGACCAATCATGGAGTGGTCAGGTCAAATTGGTAGCGATGGCCGGCCTCAAATGGTGCCTGTTCTACTGCCTGAACTTAACCCGGCTAATCCTGATGAGTTCCTTGAAGATGGACAAGGCAACATTATTCTTGGCCCTGTAACTGAAGCAGACAGTGACTTTACGTTCACTGAGTTTGAGATTGACATGGAATCTTCCGCATACAATGATGAAGATGAGAAGTCCCAATTATTATTAGAAACGTTTATGTCTGGTGCTATTGGACAAATGACAATGCAGGTTAACCCTGCAGGCTTCTTCAAGATGGCTGCACTAAGCATGAAGTCTATGAAGACTAAGTACTCACCTGACATCGTTGAAGTGCTAGAGCAGAATGCTCAAATGCTGCAGCAAAACCCTCAGCAGAATCAGGCTATTGCGGATGCTAACCGAGGAGCAGGCTCAGGTTTTGGCAGCCAGCCTCGTAGTGAGACACTCAAGCTTCCTCAGAATACTCAAGGAGAAATGTAATGACTTGGTTTAATGAACGCACAGATGGTCCTAACACTACCGCTACTAATACCAAGTTAATGTACGGTAACTCTGAGAGCGTCATGCATATGCAGGCGCAAGACGAGACTATTGATGGTGTACCTAGCCGTGTAGTAACTAACATGCAGCTTGACGTGCCAGACGTCGAAATGTCTAAGGTGCCAGAGTATACCGCTAAAGGCATTGAGGCAGAGCTACAAGACCTTAGTCAGTCTGGCAGAGCTCAGTTAGTTACACCAGTTAACTCTCCAGCTGACTCAGCTCAATTTAAAGCACTAGCTAAACGTACAGGCTCTGAGTACGCTGAGAAAGACGGCCGAGGCACTTTCAAACCAGGTCTAGCGTCTGTACAGAGTGACTTAGACGAAGGCTTTAAGACTGCATCAGCTCTTGAAGAAGGTTACAGTGAAGAAGAAGTTCGCTCTTATCTTTCAGGCAAAGGTCTTGACCAAGAACAAGTTGACTCGATGTTTACTCAGTCTACTCGTATTGCAGAAGCTCGTAAGGCAGGGTATAACGATGAAGAGATTCGTAGCTACCTAACAGCTGGCGAGACTAAAGTAGCTAGCATTGAAAAAGAGCCAGTTGTGTTCGAGGAAGAAGAGCAGTGGATTCCTACACAATGGGGCGCCGTCAAAAAGCGCTCAGCTTATGAGACGCTGACGTCAAGTAATTCTATCTCAGCTGAAGAACTGTTAGCTAGTATGAAGGTTCTAGCGCCTAATATGGCTTCTATGACCACTCGCACAATGGGCTTCTTTGGTAATCAGGAAGCTGCGAAGAAAGCTGAAGCTGGCGCATTAGCTAGTCGTAACAAGATTATTGCGCTGGCAGCAGAACGCGGTTTAGACCTGTCTTGGGACGAGCAGTTAGGCGAGTTTGTCGCTCAAACAGCTGAAGGGCCTAAAGCGATTAATGAAGGCATTTGGGAGAGTTTACTGTCTGAGAAAGGCGAAATTACTGGCGGTGTGTCAGGAGGCATTGCAGGCTTTAACCTTACTAAGCAGTGGGGGCCAATAGCAGCAGGTGGAGGTTCTATTCTTGGCGCTGCTGTTGGCGCTGCTGTAGGGTCACAGTTTGACTACTTGTACCAAGCTATTAAGCTGCAAGAAGACCTAGAAGGTAATGTGATGGCGCACAAAGCCCTTACTGCTGCTGAAGTCTCGGTTGTAGGCGATGTGCTTGGCTTAGGTGTCTTTGGCACCCACTCTATGACAATGAAAGGCATTGCAAGAGTTAAAGACTTCTTAGTTGATGGTAACACTGAAGGTGCTTATCGCGCGCTTAAAGAGATGGAGTACGTGACTGACGAGCAAGCACAAGAGCTCGTAGAGCAGCTCTCTAAGGTGTCTATTGGCGCGCCAGGCAAGAAAGCAGAAGAGCAAGCGATTGCAGCAATAGTTACGACTAAACCTGGTGCGGAAGGTCTCGTGGCCGCCGCAGCTTCTGTCGACCCTCAAGCGTCACGAGCAATCGGTAAAGCTATTGACGACCGAGCTAAAGACCTGCTTAAAGCGACAGATGAGCTATCTGGCGATAATATTGGTCGTATTATGCGAGAAGACCTAGGTAACTATGTAGCAGACGTTAAGAACTTTTATGGTAGTGTTAAGGCTGCTGCTGCGCAGTCTCCACGAGCAGCTAACTTTAGCTTTGACTACGACAAGTTAGCTCTACAACCTGTTATTGACACACTGCAGAAAAACATAACTGACCCTGCAGTGCTAGAGAAGTTCAAACTGCAAGCTGAGCGCATTCGTGGTATGTCAGATGCACGAACGTTCGGTGACCTACTTGAGCTACGACAGGTTGTTAACGAGTTCAAGTTTAACACGAAGATTACAAAAGCTAAGGACTTTGACACGCTTAACACAGTCTTAAGTAATATTGATGGCGCTATACGCAGTGGTGCTAATGTTGTACTTGAGAATCCTAAGCAGTGGTTGAAAGACTATGACAAGGCTCGTCTTGACTACGCTAAGATGAAGCAACTTGAGCGCAATGTAATGTACAAAGCGCTTACTCGCGAAGGCATTAGTGAGAAGGATGTAGTACGTTCTTTGTCTAAGTACATCACTGCGCTAGATGGTACGTATAACGACTTAGTATCTAAACTACCTAAAGACATGAAGCACCGTGTAGAGGCAGCTACTATCGATACTTTAGCTAACAAATTCACTGCTGGTGTAGGCGAAGGACAAAGAGCTACGAACTTCCCAATGCTAGCTAAAGAGCTAAATATGGTTAGTTTTTCTTCCCCAGATGCACGTAGGATGAAAACAGCTATCTCAGACTTAGCTGAAGTATTTAAGAACGACGTACCGCTTTCTCAGATTACTGGTAACGTCCAGGTACCTAAATTCCAGAGCTACTTGACGACAGACCCAGTAGCTCGTGCCAAGTACGAAATTGCATCGAAGAGTTTTAACTATATTAAGACCCTTCTACCTAATAAAGAACAAGCAACGCTAGCCTTAGTTCGTAAGACTGCGCAGTTGCTTGAAAATCCTCTAAGTTCTAAGTCAGTTAAGGAGTTGATGGATGAAGCGGCAGGACGAGTAGATTTGTCAGATGACATTTTAAAGATGCAACAGGAAGTTGCACGTGCCCGAGCTTCCGGCAGAGACGCTGGTTCGGCGAAGGTTAAACTGTACGGTAATGGCTCTGTTTTAAGCGCTAAAGCAGGTTCTGGCGCTGAGCACACGATTCCCTTGCACCGTATCGCTACCACGGAAGAAGCTTTGCAGATTGCAGAGGCTAGTGGCGTGAATCCTGCAGACAGCAAATTACTTGACAGTATTCTAGCCCAATACGGCTATAAAGCAGTACAGCAAGGCACTGACAGAGTGCGAGTAATAAAATAATGGATAAAAAGTGCAGTGAACAAAAACGCCTAGATGACCTGGAAGAGGAAGTCGCAGAGCAAAAAGCAACGCTGCTTCAGTTGGTTAAGGACGTAATGCGTATCTGGCACATAGCTATAGGTGTAGGCCTAGGTCTAGCGCTAGAGAAGTTCGGAATTGACAAACTACTAAGTAAGTTGCTATGAAGGATATTAGATACTACATAACACTAGCTCTGATAGTAGGGCTAGTTCTTCACCACATTATTACCGTCGGAGACTAAGATGGGCGATACAATGAAAGTAGTCAAAGTGCTAGCGTCTATGGACGACTTAACCTGTGGTTTAGGTAAAGAGGTGCAGAACCGAGCAGGCCAAGACGTAGAAGTAACTCAAATTGACCAACATTATGCGGTGTCTTCGCAAGAAGATTTGCAGAAAATTGACATTGGACTTTACACATATGCTAAAATAGGTGAGTTAGCTTATCGCTTTGACCCTAATGCAACAACAGGTATTCCGTCTGACTTTGGCCCAGGTTACTGGAATATTAGCTGCTTAGACGCGGTAGGTGTTAAACTAGCGAGTGGTGTTAGCCTAGAAACAGCTGTTACTACTCTACAAGACCAGGTAACTTTTCAAGCTGACGCTGTAGGCACTAGCAAAAAGCTATTCAGCGCTAAGGTCAAAAGAGACGCTACTGGTTGGGTACTAGAAGATAGTAACAAAGTTGTTAGCGTTAAAGAAGAAACTAAACCTGGTGCAACTGAGGCCACGTTAACGTTGAGCTTTGATAAAGCGCCTATCTCTATTATGGCCGTAGACGCGCCGGGTTACGTAGTAGACTCCGCAGTTACTGGCAACGATATGGAGATATGCTTCTTACACTCGTTAAATGGTACTGTAGAGACTGACGGGACTTTAGTTACAGACTCTTTGTGGGACAACTTAGTTTCTGCAGATGTTGATAGCACTACAGGTCTCATAACTATTACGCACCCTGCGTCTACTAATACTACATTAGGCAAAACCAACCCATATTTAGTTCCTGGCAGTGTGAGTAAACACGAAGGTCCTGACACTAATAAGTTTGTACTAGATGCTTGGCTCGCTTATTTCCAAGCTTCACACAAGATTCAACCGTTAGCACCTTTACATGCGTATGTAGAGTACAGGACAGCTACAGACGACTTCGGCATTACAACGCACAACGTAGGCATTACGGCCGAAAAAGGGACAGGAGGCTCGGTAGTAGTTAATCATGCAAATCTACAGGCCTTGCCTACAGCGCAAGCTTCTGCAGATAGCTGGTTAGCTAAAGTACTACCTAACAGTGCCGAAAAGTCTATCGTGTCTTTATTCAGCTTTTCTGGCTCAAAGAAGTCTAGCTACACTGCTGATACGGCTTTTTATATCAACAGTTCGTCATTGATGCCAGTTAAGTTTCCGTTCAAAGCTAAGTATAACTTTGACTTTGGGCAAACCGTAGTCCCAGCTTCTAGCTTTGAAGTTGGATTTGAGTTTTACATCATTGGTCTAATTGAGGCATAAGTCATGGTAAAAAGAACAGTACATAAATCGCTAGTGACAATGGAAGACCTTGCGCAAGGCGAAGGTAAAGTCAATCAACAGCGAGGGGGCAAACAGTACAATTTAGGCAAGGTTGACCTACCTTATGCTGTGTTGACAGAAGCAGCATTGAAAGCTCTAGATGTAACTAAGGTTACTAAAGCTAAACTAAACAAAATTGTCTACAAGTATGATATAGCAGATAACTCCGGAATTACGCCGAATGTGGGATTAGGCTCTTGGATTAAGTCTACTGACCTAGCTGATACTAGTGTAGAAATGTACACTGGCAATAACCTAGAAGACTGGGCCAGAGACGTCGACCAGGCGCTTGTTAACGGTGGTCACTGGGTTGATGCGGGTGAATGGTCAACAGACCCGGTTGTAACAGAGTCTAACCAGTACATTTCCTATGCAGGAACTAACCAACGTTTTAGGCCTCTTTCACTGCCCTATCATGTTAATAGTTCAGCGCACCCTGACCCTAATGCGCTGCTGCCTAATCCTTCAACCGGCTATGAAGGTGAGTTAGTTGACATTAGTCAGTTTGCTACGGTTCTAGACATTACTGCGGCAGTAGACGAGCTTCGTGACTCAATCAGTTACTTTAAGTGTACAAATGAGTCTAACCTAGCGCTAGGTGTTACGGTCAAAGGGGAGACTGTGCCATTAGAAGAGGGGCAGGTATGGACGGTCATTAGTAGAGGTCAGTGCGAGTTCCTACTAGAGGCTTCAGGCTCTGGAGATGGCATTGTCTCTATTCCTGTCGGCAGTTTGTTCGCGAATCTAGTAGAGCAAGATTATACATCAGTAAAGAATCTAGGTGGAGAAGACACACTTTCTTATAACCTATCTCAACTGCTAAAGTCAATCTCAACAAGTTCGATAAACACAAAGTTAAAGCTAGGTAGCAATCACGGATATTCTGGTAACATGTTTCTTTCCGATGGCCAGGCGGTAGAAGGCAAAGGTTCAGGCAACCTGATTTCATCAAATAAAGGTACAAGACTAAGACCTACTGATGAGAATGCGAAAATAAGGCTATTTCCTCACTCCAAACTGTCAGATATATTCATTGATGGTAAATATGATGGCACTAATAAGGCTGTTGATGGTATTTACTTGAAACCGCATTTATCAGGAGACTCAGACTATGTAGCTGGAGACCCTACAGCTGCGTCAATTATCTGGACAAAACTGTCAAATATTAATATCCAGAACTTTGCAAATAACATATCAATCGAAGGTAACGCATACAACCTATGGTTCGAAAATATAGTTAGCGTAGCTGGTAGGCTAAAACAGGTCGGCGGTGGCGAGTCTACATTTATGGCGAGTAATTTCTCTGACACTACCGGCCAGGAAGTTGTCTATAATGAAAACGGTAAAATGTCATTTCATGGCGGTGCGATACAGAATACAAACGGCGGATATCCTTGTGTAGTAAATAAAGGCAAGATATTGATGCAAGGTGTATACATGGAGAATGCTAGAGCTGGTTCTAACCAAAATGCTTATTTAGTTGACAATTACGGAACCGTAACAATTATGCAGCCCAAGTCCATGGCTATGGCTGAAAAAGGCATAAGAGGCCGAGCTGGTAGCCGCACTTACCTTCATGACTGTGAGTTCACCGGGAACAACGCTAGTACAAATGAAGTTTTTAACGGCCGAGGCGATGATAACAATGTTGGTGGTGGTTACTTGTACTTTGAAAACCTCCTACTTAATCAAGGGGAAAACTCAGGCGACTTGAACTACATCGAGTGGACTATTGGTGGTTACAGCTCAGAAGGTTACTCGATTGAGTGTGGCAGCGAAAAGATTCTGTATGAAAATAGAGGTGACAGTACTACTGGCCTTTCTATTTCTGGCGGTACATTAGCGGCAAACAATACAGATAGATACCTAGATGAGCAATCCCTTTTGCTTACAGGTGCATCAACTACTCCGACTCTGACCGTATCAAAGACGCTAAGGGGTCTCGCTGGGCACTTAGTTCTGCTAAGGGTTGCAATCAATGGACAAGTTGGGACTACAGACAACTTGCACCCTTTGATTAACTGGGGAGCTAGTGATGTAGTTGCCAAGTACACAAACGTTGAGCTGGACATATCCACAAGCGACGGGAACGTTGATAAGTGGTACTACCTAACAACATGTGCTGTTCTTAAGCCTGGTGTCAGCGAGCACAATATAGCCGCAACACTTTTAACTAGTTTAGGCGGGTCAGGTACGTCTGATGACAAGTTGTACATAGACAAAGTCCAAATCGTAGACTGTGGACTAGTTTATAAGACATTTGACCAGAACTAACTGTTAAGCTGCCAGCGTAGTTCTGGCAGCCTTATTTGTTACGTTAGTTAGACTTTGTTTTACTACCTAAGCTGGAACCGAAGCGGTAGTTCATTACTTGCTGCCGCTCTTGGTAAAGTTGGTTTAGGTAGCCACCAACTAGCGCAGACACCGCAGCTAATACACTAGCTTCAAGATTTAAAGTAGTGATATAGCTAAGTGCTCCAAGACAGACTAGCACCTGAGGTATGCTAGACACCATAACAAGCCATCCTAATTTTTGGGTGGCTTTATCATCTGTGTTGTGCTCTCGCGCGTGCTGGATGTCCTGTATTTGTAGCTTAACAAGGTCTAGTACTTCAACACGAAGTTCATTAGCCTGCTCAGGGTTCTTCTCTAATAGTTCATCAAACTCTTTAAGAGCAGGTAAAGTGTCTTTAGGAAAAGCCTGCTTAGCGTGTGCAACTACAACTTTAGCTACACTCTCAGCTTTGTCGCTGTCTAACGCAGAGCCAATCAACTCTGGGATATACTTAGACGCCAAGCCAACTGCAATTGGAATTAATGCTGGTAACATAGTTAACCCTCCAAAACTTTGCCAAGTTCTTTATAGAAACGAACTTGGTCTTTATGTGCATAGATGTACTCGCCTTCAACGCGCAACCACATGATGCGCTGTGAACGGTTGTCCATGTGAATCATGGGTGTGTTTGTATCAAAGTATAGACCAATGCCACCAACTTCTTTATTAGCTTGAAGCGCGTTGAACACTAAAATCATGTCTCTGTGCGACTTAACGTGCATGTCAGTAGCATCGGACAAACGAGTACCACCTTTTGTAGAGTGGCGGGAGTTGCCGTCAGGGCGTACGTGGGCACCGTATAATGAGCTCGGCCACATAGCTACGCCTGCAGCTTTGCGAGTAGGAAAGACTATACGAGTGAATAGTGCCGCGTTCATACAGTCTAGTGTGCCTTTAGGCCATTCATGTGGCTGCATATTCTCTGGCCAAGGCTGTAGTTCACTTGCTTTCATAATAAAGGTTCCTCATCTGGAGTGTCTTTAGGTTTAATATCAGCTAACTCGCCTTGTAGGCGACAGATAACTGTTTCTAGGTCCCAAGCAACAAAAGCTATACCACCTCTGCGCTTGACTTCTTCAATATGGTAGATTTGTAAATCGCTTGGTCTACCATTACCATACTTAACTTCGATGCCCACAAAGTTGCCTTTAGGTGAGCAAGCTATAATATCCATGATGCCGTTCGTGGAACACACTATTGTTTTAAAGCACCAAAAGTTATTAGCTTGCAACCACTTAAGAATCTTACCTTGCACTGCACCTTCTTTATTTGCCGCCATCCAAATCATCCTTATGTCGGATTCCAATAAACACAGGGCTACGAGGTATGCCTGAGTCCTTGTGCGTCTCCATGAATTTGAACTTAGCTAACTTACCTAAGTATTTATCCTGGTTCTGCCACATCTCAATACGTTGAGCTTCTGTGAAGCCTGTACCAATATTAAAGCGTAGGCCGTTCCACAAGACATTAAGCTTGCCCATCATGTCACCTGGTACCAGGTTCTCTTTGCACTTAGAGTTACCTGCATCCATGTTGCGCATTAGCTCTTCCATACCCACAATAGTAGCTTCACTATCTTCAGATGGCTTTAGCTTAAGCATAATACCTTGCTTCAGTGTAGAGCGACCGTGCTTGTACATAGCTTTAGGGTCCATGACAATCAGACCTTCGTAACCTGCTTCTCGTGCTTTGTCATAAGCATTGCGCAGGTCTTTTGCAGAGTACACAAGAAATTGCTCACAGAACCGAAGCTCAATATCTGGGTGAAACTGCTCAGACATCTCTGCATCGTTCAGTGCATCCACATGGTCTTTTGCATATGCTTTGCGGCGCTCAGCTGGCATAGAAAGAGCTTCTTCAGACATGTGGTCAAACACGTGGAAGATAAGCTTAGGCGGCTTACCTGACTTAGTCATAATCGCAGATTGGTTAGCATTGAAGTCGTTCCACTTAGGTCCAGCTAAAGTTAGCTCACCGTCCATTCCACTGTACACTGGGTCTGACAGTTGTTCCATAGCACGCTTGTTAATGGATGGCTTTAGAGAGCGACCAGCTACACACTGACCTTCTTGAATACAGATACGAACACCATCGATTTTACCTGAGGCTAATACTGGGTAAGTTAGTTCATCCAGGTTTGGCTGTTCGTTTGCTGCTAGCATTACTTTTAACATTATAGTGTTACCTTACTAAATACTGAGTCAACATAGTTCTTCTTGTTGACGGACACTGTTTTGTAGACTTGTTCACTGATAGCTTTCTTAACTAATAGATAGTGAACTGTTATCGGACTAGCTCGTTTCTTGTTACATTGACGAGCCCGGCGTTGTGTATGGCGCGCTGTAGAATAGTCCTGTGAGTAGATGATGAGGTCACTGTACTCATGTAGGTCGACCCCTTCCGCATAGCTCGTTGCCTGAAGAAGTAGTGCGTGCTTAAAGTGTAGTCGTAGCTTAGTCTCTTCAGCTTTGAAGTTGTACATAATGACGACATCTTTGCGGTCTCCGAAATGCTTCTTGATAAAGTCTACTTTCTCAGTGTTAGGCAGCACATGACGCTCATCGCCAATCTTCATTGTGCCACCTTCAAGCTGATGCAGACTTGTCCTTAGCTTAGACTTGCTATCACATACAAGCTCGCCAACACTTAGATTAATAAGCTCGTGCTTAACAAGGTGATTGTAAACTTTGCGAAAGGCTTCGCCCATTTCAACGTAATGCAGCTTATCTTCAGGCTCGTGTTCAAAGTCTAGTTCCTTACGAGTTTTAGTGATGAACAGGTGTGACACACAGTCAAGAATCATTTTCTCACAACAACGGTCGTATTGCGGCACTTTGATGCCATTGATTTCTTTTGTGTAAGGCTTGCCGTAAATGCTGAACCACTTGTAGAAGTTAGTGTGTTTCCACCAAGGTGAGAACGAGCTAAGTTTAAACTGGTGGAACAGCATTTGAGGGCCTTGAGCATGAGGCGTAGCACTAATGTAGATGATAGGCTTGCCTTTGCAGATAGGCTCCAGCTTTTTATGGATTTTACCAGGCTTAGGAAATGAGCTAATATAGTTGTGGCTCTCATCTAAAATAATGACATCAAACTCACCTGATGCATACTTATAAGCTTGATGATAGTTAACCACAGTATAGTGCTTAGTAACATTGAAAGACTCCAGGGTATCTGCCCAGCCGTCAAGAGCTTTCTTTTTAGTAATAACCAGGCAGCGCTCAGCTTTAGACTTTTCAACTGTAAGGATAGCAGTAAGCGTCTTGCCAGTACGCTCTTCCATTGCCAAGTAGACAATAGCGTTTTCACGAAGGATTTCAAGAGCTTCATCACTTAGCTCCTCCTGGTATTGATATGGTTTCATCGTACATCCGTCACTGTTATACCATATACTTGCTTGAACTTGTCAGCGGTTGCTTGTGACATGCACGTGCCACGCAAGTATTGGTTGATTGATACTGGTGCTAGACCTAAAGACATTGCTAAGCGATACTTAGTTATGCCTTGAGTCTCTAGCACATGTTGTACTGCTTCTATAGTCTTCATTATTGACCTCAATAAAAAGCCTTCGCTAGCTAAGGTTTGCGCAAACAAATGGCCCTATATGTTGTGCAGCGAAGGCAAAATTACTACTCTTTCACTTCTTCAAAAGTGAGCTTTACTTTAACCCAGGCATAGCCTTCAACAAGCTCAGTTTGGTCCGCATGAGACTTAGACACAGGCCATTGTGTGTCGGTGTCTATCTCGCCTGTCTTTAGGTCTTTAATCAGGTATCCGTATTCTTGCTTAGCCATTGTTGCCTCCTACAGCTTAATAGCTGCGATGTCTGCTTTACGCGGTTCTGGCGCTTTGCCTTTCACAAACGGACAGGTGTCGTAGTGCGCACAGAACTCGTCAGAGCAGTACATGTATTTAGGGTTGCCACGGAATAGCACGTGAGCAGGTACATGACCTTGGTGGAACACTTCTAGTGTTTCTAGGATACCATTGACTAGTGTTTTAGCTTTTTCTACGTTAGGCTCAAGAGTTAGAATCTGGCCGTCAGGCTGCTTTTTAAGCACCACGTTTTGTAGACGAGAGTGGTTTACTACTTTACCATTAGCTTCAGCTAAGTATTTGTAGATAGACTGTTGAGTCTCGTGGCTTGATGGCGTTACTTTACGCTTAGAAGTTTTAACGTCGTCAATGATGCCATGACCAATGTAGTCAATAGTACCACCTAGCTCAGTAACAAACGGATTGCTGATGTCGACTTTGAAGAACTGCTCAACACCTTCAGGGATAGCTATGAAAGGCGAGATGTCATCTTTCCAAGCTTCAATGCCTAGCTTGATTTCACGCTCACAGGTAGATGAGGTCTCGTCGTTGCCAAAAGAAACGCCTTCTTTAGTTTCTTCTTTCCACCCATCCATAGCAGCGTCAAGCATCATAGTAACGTTGTGCTCCGCTTTGCCGCACGACATAGCTTCCTGCCAAGAAGCCTCGATGCCCTTGTGAATAGCTGTACCGATTGCTGCTCGGCTGTTCGGAATAGAACTCACACCCTCTAAGAAAGACTTGGCCCACTGCCAAGAACAGCCATAGAAGGTATCGACTGCGGACGGGCGGATGCGGATTGACTCGTTGTTTACTTTTAATAGCTCAGTCATGACTGACTCCTTGTGTATGATTTAGATTTATTATATTTAATAAATTGGAAAATGCTAAATAAAAATATCTATAAGATATTCCGTTTGGTTATAAGCCCTGAATGGAGCCAGGTCAGACGAAAATCTGAGCCTGGCTGATTATATTCAGGATTAATTTTCGTCTGATGACGAGCCTGACAATCGCGATTTAATCTCGTTTTCGGCCAAGGTCGCGTAGCCAGAAATGTCATGCCAGTTGTCGTCGTAATCCGCTGAGCCATTTAAAATACGAGCTAACTTATGCATAATCATTTCGGCTGCAGACTTCTGCACGTCATTCAGGCGCTCCCAGCCTGGTTGCGACGTCATAGCACGCTTCATAGCCTGCTCAGCTGCAGCATGTACATGGAAAGGCCCATACACAGACTCACGAGCTTTAATAGTGTCGGCTCCAGTACTGCCTTTAACAGCCTGCTTAGGCTTAAACGAACTCATATCAATTAGTACAACTTCTTGGCTAAACTCTACAGGGGCTCCTAGTACGGCGTCAATGTATAGCGTAGCATTTTCTAGAGTAGGAGGAACTTGCTGCGTCTTGTCACCTGAGGCTAGCACGTTAAAGTTCCTGTGGCTAACCAGCACCCAGTCACCACACATATTTAGGTACTCAGCTGCCTCATCAATATTTAGTATACGTTCCATTAGTTTAATGCCTCACGTTTGTCTAGTAGTGCCTGAAGGCGTGGTTCTGGAGATACAAAGTATGGGCCTTTGTCACCAGCATTAGCTTTAACTGCAGGGTCAGTCTTTTTAACTGACTTAGAGTCGTTAGAGTCGCATACGATTAGTAGCGCAGCAATACACTGTTCGTACGTTAGGCGCATAGCTAACATTTCAGTAAACGCAGCTTTAATAATCATGTGCAGACCTGTAGCAACTGGGTACTCTGCTTCGTACTCCAGGACTGTCAAGTGCATGCTGATGAAGTACGCATAGTGCGGCTCATACGTGTTCTCAATCAAGCGAGAGAATACTTCATTAGCGTGGTGCTCCGCAACAGCATTAGCTTCTTCTGACACATCAGCTTTCCATAGTGCGCCTAGTGCAACATAGATGATGTCGCATAATGCGTCTAGTTTGTCTACTTCAGTTAGTGCTTCGAGCCACTCCTGGAACTCTTCTTTAAGAAGGTCTAGTGTTAGGTGGTGGTTGTACTCTTGTGGATAGCGCTTTTGGTTCCACGAAATAACGCGCGGGAATACTCTATGCATGTAAATTAAACTCCAGGTGGCCTAGCGAAACGTAATCACTAATTAAAATGTCAGACGGTTCAAACTGTAAGAAGTCTTTACCAGGTTCACAAGTCAGTGTGTACATAGGTGCAGTCATTGTGCCAACTACAGAATGAAGCACGCGCTCACAATAAATCATTGCATTGTCAAGGTGGTCTGCATACACATGACAGTCACCGAACACCATAGTCACACGACCAGGCTTCATATTGAATTCATTAGCTAATGACACAATCCAGGTGTAAGCTAAGATAATGTCAGCAGGTACACCAATCATTAGGTCAGCACTACGTTGAGTCCATAGCATGTCCAGGTATTGCCCATCGCGAACGTAGAACTGGTAGCTGTAGTGACAGCACGGTAGACTTAGTTGCTCCAGGTTCGACGCGTTCCAGCCATTAATAAGCATGCGACGGTCGTTTGGATTGTACTCCAGGCAATACTTCAGGTGGTCTACCTGACCGTTACGAAGCCACTCGTTACCGTAGTCTACAGTGATGTTGCCGTCTTCATCTGCCCACTTCTTCCAGTAGTTACAGCCCCAGTACTCAAAGTCTTGGATGTGCTTTGGACCACGCACAAGAGCTGCGAACTCACCAAGCACACCTTTATAGTGTGACTTACGACCTTGGATTAATGGAAAGCGGTTAGTGTCTTCCATGTCAATAACCAGGGTCTTACCGAATAGAGACTTAGTCTCTGAGTTACGCGTCATGCGACGCTCGCCGTCCATTAACACTTCCATGATAAGGTTAGCGTAATCAATTTCAAATTTACTAAACATTTGGTACATCCTCGTTACCGTACACTGCTTTGCGTGCAGCGTCAAGCTCTGCCCACATTTGCTTACGCCAAGAGCGCCATTGTAAGCCTTCATTGTCAGTTGTGGGGTTCTGCAGCAACGCCCACAAGTTGCCTAAGTCTTCTTCTGTAAGGTCGGTAGAAATTACAGGCTTGCGTATCACTTTAACTTTAGCCATTACTATTCTCCAGCATTTCATAAGGTGGTAGTTCAAATGTCCAAGGGTGGTCGAAGTCATCAGTCTCGATGTCACCCCAGTTGTAGCCAGCAATAACTTGTACCGGCATAGGTAAGTCTTTAATCTTAAGCAGTTTAGAACACTCAAACCAGGCACGCTGCATTTCACGAGCCATGATTTCACCTACAGCCTGGTAGTGTTCAGGAATGTCTTCACCACGTAGAATAAAGCTATCGTGAATATTGTTAGCTATACGGTAGTTAGTGCCGTACTCTGCGTTGTAAGCTCTTAGCTTAGGTACCAGGTAATGCATAGCTAATTTGTTTACGTCTGCCGCACCGCCCTGGTTCTCAATGTTCAATTGGTCCGTCATCATTTTAGCAGAGTACTTACGACCAGCTGGAGTAGAGCCTAAGCGACCTTTACGCCATGCTGCAATACCACGTTCTTGCCAGGCGTAGATTTCACGCCACAAGTTACGCCACTTAGCACGAGTTTTGTTAGCCTCTACTTCGCTGATTACCAGGTTAGCCGTCTTGATTAGAATACCGATAAACATCGTAATGCCACCGCCGTATAAGAGAGAGAAGTTACACGTCTTACTAATCTGGCGGTTACGCTTGTATATCTTTTTAGCTTCTTCTAGGCACTGTTCTTCTGTCTCTAAGTGTAACTCCAGTACTCTATTGTCAATGATACTTTGCAAGTCACCAAAAATCATGTCAGCTGTGTACGTGTGCAGGTCTAGACCATCTCGGAAGAGTTTTTCCATGGTGCGACATTCCGTGATTGCACAGATGTGGCGTAGTTCGATTTGAGCATAGTCAGAGTACAGTAGGATTTCACCACTGTCTTCTTCAAAACCAAACACGCATTTTAGAGAGCGTGGCAACTGTTGCAAGTTTTGGTCGTCAGACGTTAATCGACCAGAGCGTGCGCTAGGCTTGAACTTACCGTAGATAGTGCCATCTTTAGCAGTCTCTTCAAACTTGTCTAGGAAAGATAGCTTCTTACGCTCTTTACGAATCTTACGGATAAGACCCGCAGCTTCATGAAGTTTCATGCCAACATTACCAAAGTAGCACATGCGGTCACGGTCGGGATAGTTTGGGTCTAGCTCAAACTCAGCGAGGTCAAGGTCTCCTGAACGGTCTACTTGTAACCACTCACGTACTTGCTTCCAGCTGTTAACGTTAACTGGGCATTGCTTCATCCAGGCATCAACGTTGTTTTGCACTTCATCGTACTTCTCAAAGAAGCGAGACTTGTGCAAAGGCATACCGTTCCATTGGAAGTCTAAACAGTAGTTAAGAGTAAGCATGTCAAGCTTGTAACTAAACTCAGTATTGCAGTGGACAACCTTAGCTAATACTTGAGGCAAGAGGTACACGTCAGTTGCAGCATAAAGCAGCTGGTCTTCTGTTAACTTAGCCACTGACCAGTTAGACTTCTGCAACTCAGTCTTCTTAAGGCCTTGCTTCTTATAAGGGTCAAAACCTAGACAGTAGTCCATAACTGCATCAAGAGAAAACTTCTCTTTCTGAGGAAAGGCTAAGCGCGCCAATAGGAAAGTGTCTTCCATGCGGTCCGGAACAAAGCGAGTCTCCGTGTTTTGCTGACAGACTGTTACTTCGTAGTGGATGTTATGAGCGACGTTGCGGGTGGTGCCAAGAAAGGCAGTTAGTGCGTAGATTTCAGGACGCTCTACCATCAGTACTGTATCCCAGCCTTCTTGGTAGAACTGAGCTAAACGAACTGTGCCGTAAAGCTGTTCGGTTTCAATATCGACATATAGATACTCATCAAGGTTAACTGCAGATTGCACGGCAGCTAATGTTGTGAGTTCGTACGGTACTTTGTTCATACTAGTCTCCAGTCGACTTAGTTAAAAGGACCAGGTAGCTACAAGGACAACTACCTGGCCAAGCAGTGGTATATCTTAGATTAGGTTTTTACGGATAGCTTCAACAGCTTTAGATAGCTTGTCGCCTTTGCGAAGACCTAATGATTTCTTAAGGTCTTTAAGCGCACGCTGACGTTCGCGCTCGTTGATTTCAAACTGAATCTCGCGAATTGCTTCTTGACGAGCTTCATCTGCTTCTTTGTCAACACGCTGTACAATAAACTTGTAATCAAAGTCAGCTTTAGGATTGATTAGAGAGTCAGATACTTCTTCGACCACAACTACTTTGTAGCCGCCGATTGGAGAGTTGACAATTGCTTCGTCACCTGGCTCAAGAGCAATAGTTGAAACATAGGTGTACAGCTTTGGAGAAAGTTCGCCGTTAGACCACTTAAAGCGAACTTTAACAGTCTTTAGGTTTTCAGAAAGAAGAGCGATAGCAACATTACGTGTGTTCATAGTATTTCCTTACTAAGTTTGATTGTGATAGGGTCTTATTGAGTGGCTCGGCAATTATCGATAAACATGGAGGGTTATAAGATAAAGTACACGCGCCGAGCCACTCAATAAGACCCCAGGATAACCTGGAGCCTTACATTAGGCATTACAAACGAGGAGTGCCGCCTTCTGGTTTAGAATCTTGAGGCGCATCTTCTGCATCCCAGTTGTCTTCACCAGTCCAACCACCTTCTGAATCATCAACGTCATCCCATTGCTCTTCTTGAGTAAACTCTTCAAGCTTAGTAATACGGATAGCGTTAAGGTATAGACTAACACCTTTACCGTCGTCACGGTTGTAGATGCCCATAGCACCACTAATTTGGCCGCGAGAACCGTTACCAATTTTCTTATCGCCAAGGTTAACAGGGTTACCTTTAGCGTTGTAAATCTTGATAACTTTCGGGTCACCAGATGGATATGTAGTGTCTGTAGTAAACGTGAATACAGTACGACCAGTAGGTTCTTTGATGACAACATCGTCTTCATCGTAAGTTTCTTGACCATTTTCGTCAAGCACTTTACGCATTTCAGGACGGTAGCCTTTAGTCTTAGCTTTGCCTTTAAAGCCAGAAGGTTTGTTGTCTTTCCAGAAGTCGTCAATCAACTTAGTAAGAGTTTTACACTCTTCTGAGTCGTTGTCAAGAACGATGTCAGCAGTGTACTTTAGCTTACCTGAAAGGTTTTCTTTGCCTTCGCCGTTGAACACTACCCACATTAGGTCGCCAAGTGGAGTTTTTACTGGAGTTGGTTTTGCCATTGTATTGTCTCTCTATTGAGTTGGATTGTGATTTAAGAGTCAAGATTATTCTCAACTCTTGATAATAATTATAGACCGGATTTTTAACCGTGTAAACCTTTTTATTAAATTATTTTCTCCATGCTTTTGCTTGTGTTATTAACTGCTCAAAGCGCACTCGTAGGTCACGACGCATTTGCTTTTTGTTATCAGCTAAAAATGACTCTAGAACACCAAGTGGTGAAGCAGGGTCTACTTTCTTAGTAGTTTCTTTAATACCACAGTTACTGTATGTAGAGTAGCGAGAAGAGCCACACGTTACTCCAAAGGACGAACCGCCATAGTAGCCTGTAGTCTGCTTGATTTCTGCGCCTTCGCCATACTTGTTGTAGAACAGACGAGCTAACTCTGCTCTTAGTTCTGAGCTGGAGATATTCCAGGATAGCCAGGCTACATCACGAGCTTCGTTTTCCACAAGGTTGAAGACTAAAGACGCTTTATCTTTACCTAATGAGCCGTAGTACTTAGCTAATTGATGCTCTATGCCGTTAACCATATTGCGGTCTCGGTTCAGCTCAATGTAGTCTGGTGCAAAGTTATAACCTTTACTTAGGTCTTTACATTCACAGACAAATAGGCCATTGACGTATATCATACCTGGTTTAGAGTCTAAAACTTCCAGACGGTTTCGAACCTTAGGAAGAGGAAACTCTGCAAACGGTGTTAGCTTATTTTCAAGCTCCTGGTAATCAATGTCAGGCTTTTTGCACAAAAATTTTACACTACCTGGCATTGCACCTGACATGTTGTTTATATGTAAGCAAAAAGTTTCTACGCCTGTAAAATTGTGCGTTTTAAATGAACCAGTAACTACCATGTTACCTGTATATATTACTGGCTTCAGTTCCAAGCGAGTCAATACAAGCATTGCAAGTTTAAAGCCTTCGCCGTATTTGCCAATAGCGTTAGATGACTTGCGACTGATACCCATAGAGAATACTTCTGGAGTTAGTTCTTGGCCTTTGCTAAGTACTTCAATAGCATTGTTATGCACAGTACACTCGTAGTTATTGCCAGAATCTAAAGCGTTTTGGACAATTTCACGGAGCGCTTCAAGCGCGCCCCAGTCAGAACAATAGTCACGAGACAGATTGTAATCGATAGTAATCATTTGTAATACTCCACAACTTTGTTGATGATTTGCATGTAGTAGTCTTTAGCTACAGGCGCTTTCTAGCTTCTGCTATAAGGAAGACTAGCTTGGTAATGCGAAGGCACAATTACTGTGCCACGCTCTTTTAGCAAAGGCAGTTGTGACACTTTGATAGAAATAACGCGTGTGTTAAATGGCGTGCTAGCTTGTACAGGCAAAGTTACGTATATGCCAGGTAAGCCTGTAAAAGCACTAATGAATACAGTGGACGATATACCGTTATTATACAGCGCAGTTTGAACTTCTTGGGTCAATTTTAACATTTGTAGTACTCCACAACTTTGTTGATGATTTGCATGTAGTAGTCTTTAGCTACAGGTTTGCCATTTAGAGTGTAGAAGTTAGGCTTGTCTTGTAGCTTTTCGTGTAGACGAATAAGGCTAGCTAAATGTGCTTGGCGGTCAGGCTGCCAGTCGTTGTTAAGCGACACTGGGCCTGACACCGGGCATACATATTCTGGGTGCGGCTTGTATGTTTTATGAGTGATGTTAGGCCATTTACCACGAGTAATACAAGCCTGATAGAGCTCTTCGCATTGACGAGCAAGGAACTTGCCTTTGTCGTAGAAGAACTTCATGTGGCCAGCGCCCATTACATACGCTGGCACTTCCTCAGATGGAAGCAGTAGACGTGCAGCAGTAGAGATACGAGTTACTTCGCGGTAAGCGATGAATAGGTGTTGGTCAAGCAGCATGTCATGAGTGAACGGGCCAGTTGACATAGTAGTATTGATGCGAGTCATAAAGTTTTTCCTAACTTTGTTTCAAACGATGAGAATATTATATCAAGGATTCAGAACTTAGTAAATAGTATTTTGTTCTAAATCCTTTGTATATTATTCTATTTAGTTATTACGCCTTCGCCTGCACAGACCTGGCATATACGGTTCCAGTATAGTGCGCCTGCACCGCCACAGCGAGGGCAGTCTATCAGCTCGTTACCACGTTGTGGCTGGCACGACTTAAAGCTACGTACATGAGCTTTAGGTACATTGTCGGGTTTACTTTTGCACATTTGTATAGGTCCTCAGTGTCAACAAACACAGTTTCAAAGGTTGAGCCTTGAGACTTGTGAACAGTCATAGCATGGTTGAAGTCCAGGCAGATAACGCACTCGTCGTAGCTAAGAAAATCACGCCAGCCTTTAGAGCGAGCACGAGCTAACTTAGTCTTAGGATTTTGTGCAGCCCAGCCTGCAGCTTTAAACCCACGATGTGCTTTCTCAATGTCTGCGTTGGATTTAGCGGCTGCTGCCTTCAACTCTTCTAACTTTAGCTTTTGTTGGTAATGACCAAACGTGCACGCTACAGTTAACACAGCGCCATCCTGGTCTTGGAGCTCAGCGAAGCGACAGTTACCAGACTTGATGAGATACTCCAGGGTTTTATACTTAGAACCTTTATGCACTTCTCCATTGAATGGTGTGTCTACATAGTCCGGGTCGTCTACCCAACCCATGAACGTATATTCTAGCTGCGTAGTAGGGCTGAACAGCTTATCATTAGGCAGTGGTTCACTGTAGCCTTGAATCTTTGCATTAAGAGACTCAACGCGTTCATTTGTGTACGCTAGAATACGGCACTCGTCAGGAGCTTCCCACTGGTCTATAGCTGCAGTGTGTTCCAGGTACTCTTTAACAATGTCCACACCACGTTTAAAGTTAGAGTTAGCTTCTAGCGGTTTTAGTGGTGCACCGCCAAGCATCTCTACTAACTGTGTGAGAGGAGTAATGAGTGGGTTGTCTTCTGCTTGTCGCCAAATCTTGGTTAGGCGTACGTTGTAGTCGCCGTAAGGCTTAACAAATGGAGTATCGCCAACCGGTGGTAGCTGATTTGGGTCTCCAAGATATACCAGTTTAATATCAGGTGTACCACTGTACGATGGGTCTTGCTCATACGTGATGTCTGCGCCGTCTTTTTCACCAACCATTGAATATTCGTCGATGAATACCACACGGGGCCGTTCTGATGAGCCTGAGCGGGTATTGATGTCAATGGCTTTCTCGTTGGTAGCATGCTGGTTAATGCCAGGTCGCTTTTTAAGCCAAGAGTGTAGCGTGATGACCTTAGCTCCGTTTGGTAGCTTACTGCGCAGAATATCGCAAGCGCGGTGGGTGTAGGCACAAACAACATATGGGATGTCCTCACTCATGCAGTAGTTAACTTGGTTGTACAGCTGTGTAGTTTTGCCAGTACCAGCCTGACCGGTTACAAACATATCCCAAGCATCTTCATCAGCCAGGAATTTAACGAATAGCTCTGTTACTTTATCCATTATTACTTTTCCTCTTCTACGCACCAAGAAGTCACACTTTCAGGTCTTACACTAACAGTGAGTGTAACACGTGGTAAGTTTCGCACATATGTTAAGGGGCGAGCCTTGTAGTATAGATGACTTACAAACATGTCAAAGTCCGTGTCTACAAGGTTATCTTCAGTTACTACGTGCTCCCACTCTTCAGTATCTGTTACGTAGTTTACTGTGTTAAACATTAATTTACGCATTGTCCCATATATCCTCTAGTTTATTTGACCAAGGCACTTCGATGCGGTAGGCCTTGGAACCGTCTTTAGTTGTTGGTGTGATTGCGATGCCTGAACCGCGGATAACTTTGGTCAAGCTACGCATATCTCCGTTGAAGTCCGTCATGGCTTCATATAGCTCTTCAAGGTCGGATGTCGTAATGAATCCAGACTTGATAGCCTTTTCTGTATTGGACGCAGAGAAGTCCTCACAGAGCTCTACAAGATATTCTTGCATACCATGTTTGAGTGCATATGCCAGGCGTTGAGCTGCATACATAGAGTCGGCAACCAGTCGACGCTTGTCTTTAGACTCAGGCGGCTTCATGTATTGGTCAGCTGGAAGCATCGGAACTTCTGTAGCTAAGTAGTACGCAAAGTCACGTGTCTCACTCATAATCTTCTCATGTACCACAGACATGCCACCCATCTCTATAATCCACTCTTGCTCCATTAGCACGTTAGGCGTAGGAAGAAGCGCAACACGACGGTCGCCATCTTCTAACATTAGCGGGTTACGGTTAGCTGTCATAATGAATGTAGCATTATGCTTATAGATGAAGCCATCTGTGCGCATCTGACGAATCTGCACGTTTTGCTTACCAGTGTATAGCTTGAGCTTACCTAATGCTTCTTCTTTGTCAGCAACCTTAGTTAACTGGTTACCGTACTCATCTAGCTGCACAAAGTAAGAGTCACATAACCAACCGTTGAACATCTCAAGAAACTCACGAGTGGTAGGGCGTGCTACATGGCCTAGCATCTGCTCCAGGATTTTAACGAACGTGTCTTTGCCTGAACCGTGCACACCCAAGAAGTAAAGCACTACCGGACTATACTCAAATGTGGTTAACTTACGCTTAGTGAACTGCACCAAAAAGTCTCGCATCTCTTCTTCAGGAATTAACGTTTCCAAGAAGCGTAGCGTAGTCTTTGGGTACTTATACAACTGTGCATACGATTCAGGGTTAGACATGATAGCTAACTCTGGTGTCTGCCTGAAAGTGTTAAGCGTTCTAGCTGTAGGGTCATCTCCAGCATTGAAACCAAAAGGTTTGTTAGGCTCAGACCTAACATTAACCATAGGTAAACTGCGCTTTACTTCTGCTTTCTTTGGTACTGAGACTGCTGCAGCTTCGATATAAGCCATGAGCTCACTATCTCGTCCAAAACTACGAATAGTTTCATTAGCCGAATCAACAACATAATAGAGGTTTCGAATGTCATCAAAGCATAACTCCATATTAGATTGACGCTTAGATGGTAGTACCAGACGGAATTGCTCCCAATCTTTGTCGTACTTCCATATAGGTACGCCATTGATGCTAGATTTACCGTTAAGCATAGGCTCAATGATAGTCTTGTCTAGACGTGTCTTTGCCATAGGGTCTGAGAACAGATTGTTAACTGAGTGCATAGTCTCAGAGTACAGCTCTTCATCGATAGAAATGTCTGCACCAAATATAGCACTTACCTTAGACAGGTACTCACTACCACGCCCTTCAGGTATGGACTCAGGATGCAAGAACCCTTGGTTAACATACTGAGGCAAGTCACGAAAGTCTTTAGGTGTGATAATCTTGAATAGTCCTGGCAGTATCTTGTTGCTTGCGTTGAACTGCTTAACTAACGGTGCTAGACAGTTTGCAGTGATAACGTTAGTTACAGCTGGCGCAGCTTGTACAGTAGCGCCATCTCTAGCGTTGAATAGTTGCTTAAGCAAAGCAACAACAGTGCTAGGAGCATCCCGAAACTCAACACTAGCATCCGACCAGCTATCTTTTGTACCATTGGCGGTTGTTGGCAGATATACGAAGCCTTTATCTCCGTATACATCGAGAGCGAGTATCCCGTCATTAATACTGAAAGTATCAGCGATGTCGCCAGCATACTTATATATAATAGTACCACAGTTTTTCTCCTTACCTTCTTTGTCAAGTTTACCTTTAGACTTAAACACTGCTGTGTACTCCGGGTCTAAAGCGCGAAATAAGTTCCAAGCTACATCGTTGTCACAGTCAATAGCAATAATACCTGACACTTCGCCTGTGATAACTCCACCTAATGGAGTAGCAACTTTGTTGAACTCTTGTTGGTACTTAACTCGCCAACCTTCTTCAAAGCGAGGGACTGTTTTGGTACCGTCTTCAAGACGCTCAAGTTTACCGCGTAGCGGTACTGTGTGCCAACCAAGGTCAATGAATGGTTGAATGTTTTGCATGCTATACACCAAAGATAGTTGCTATGAAAAGGATGACCACTAGCATTAAGCTTGGCCATGAATAGTCTACCCATAAAGCGCGTAGACAGATTAAAAGTAGTGCTGCGCCTGTAATCATTTCTCTAGTCTCCGATATATAGTGGCACGGCCTACTCCATACATCTTAGCAAGCTCGGTCACTGTGAAACGTGGGTACTGCGATACAAGTTCTTGCCACTCGTCAGGTGTCAACTTCTTGCCTCGCTTACGTGAGCATTTAGGATTAGGGTTTAACTTACTAACCAACGACTGACTAACACCATGTCTTTGAGCTACCTCCTCTTGAGGCAGACCGTTAGCTAAGTCCTTACGGATTAGGTCGTTGCGTGTTAGGCGAGGCGTGTAGTCCTGGAAGTCTCCCTTCAGTGAGTTGTAGATAATGCTCTCAGATGATGCTAAGCGGTCTACCAGGTTCTTAACGTCTTCTGCTGTAGCGTCGGTCTCCCCATGGTCATACATCATCTGCAGCTCACGTCTACATTCAATGGTTAGCTGCGGACCCGGTTGCTTACGCTTAGACACTAATGCTTCACGGATGTCAATGTGAGTGCAGCTTAGCGAGGCGCATATCTCTGAGTCAGTAAAGTAACCAACTTCCCATGCTCTAAGTATTTGCTCTTGCATACTATCCTATTAATATGACAGTTAAAGGTCTAAAGAAACCCGCCTAAGCGGGCTCCTCAGAGTGTGCTACTTAGATAGTGTAGCCGTGCTCTTCTGCGTCTGCTAGACACTCTTCAAGAGTCTCAAAGCCTTGGTACTCGCCTTCAAGCGGCACGATTGCGTCTTTACGCTCATCGATTGCTTTAAGCTCAGCAGGCACGTCAGCAGCGTCGATTTCGCCTTCAGCTACACGACCAAGCAACTGCTCTTTTTCTTTCTTAGCAGCGTTGTTCTGCTTAGTCCAGTTGCTCATACCATGCTTACACATAGAGTTCAGGCCAGAAGCGCTCGACTTCTTCTCACCGAACTCAACGTCAGGTGCACCAAGGTGTAGCCATTTGTTTAGGTAGTAACACTTAACAGCAACAACTTCGCCGTCGTCATTGCGATGGAAAGTGCTAGCTTTACCACCACCTGCACCAGTCTTAGCAGCTGCTAGACCTTCAACTTCTTCAAACACAGAAGCGATAGTTGCGTTCTCGTCAGCTTGCATAGCTGCAGTTAGAACAGAGATAATTGGAGCGAATGCTTTTTTAATAGTAGCCATAGGTTGGTCTCCTTCAGTTGGCTCCTTGTGATGCGAAGGCAAACACAAGATGGTTCATTTAAGACGTTGTGTCTTGATTTAAGATAATTATAGGCCGATAGATTAGATTTGGGAACCCTTTATCTTAAAATAATTTGGAATAAGCTTGTCACAAAAAGTTATACGCAATCCATGATTTCACTCTCACTATCGATATAGACAACGAGCTAATCACTTGGTCACTTCCTTGCATGAAATAACAGTGTATTGTGTGTACTTCCAGGACCAGCTCATGCTGTGTAGCTCCGTCAGGTGCAAGTTGCATGAAGCACGCGTGCAAGTGCTCCATGCGAATTGCGTGAATAGCGCAGTAGATTGCTAGGTCTGCCTGGTGCGCAGCCGCATCATCATTACCCACTGCAATGCGGTGTGGTCTACCTGGTCGCCACTTTAAATGCATATTGCTGTAAGTTCCCATTACATCACCAATAATATTGCGGTTAGTATTAACCAGTACTTGTTCTCGAATATAAAGTGCTTAGTCTTGTAGTACACCTCTAAGTGCACCCATTGTACGTAACTTATAGGGTACTTAAGAGGGTCTTCTTTAGACATGCAATAGCTTACTCTAGCTGGTGTTTGCCCGCTCCAATATTCGACCGTTTCAGCCATCTGGTTGGTCGCCATTTCGAACCACCAATCTTGGTCACGTCCACATTCTAAAGCGCCGTCATATGCGATAAACAAACGTGCATTGCTGTACATGAGCTTGCTCTCAGCGTTTCTTTTGTCTAAGCAGTGCGCCATAAACTTAACATAAACCTTACATAAAGATGGGCAAATCTTAGTAAGTTTAGAGACTAGCGCAAGCTGCTGCTTATCTAGTTTAAAGTTAGGCACGTATTTAAGTAGTGCTTTTAAGTATGTCTCTAGCATAGTTTGTCTCCTAGGGTTGATACCCACCAGGTGCACACTAATGCGTAAATGTACACCATGATGTAGAATAAACTAGCTTTCATTACCAATAAACTCAAGTAAGTAGTGGTAAGCGCGAGGTGCTTGCATCTTTACAGTGTAACTAATAAACTGTACGGCAGCATCCCAAGCTGGTTTGCCTTTGGTGGTGATGTAGAGTGCTCGGAACGTCTCGTAAGTGGGAGTGTTAGGTTCATCCATAAATGCTAAGAATGCTTCGTCAAGTGACATTAGCTCATCACACTGATAGACTGTGCGAGTGTAACCATCCTGGTCCAGGTCACTGATAGCTTTAGTCAGCGAGTAGTATTGGTCAGTGTGTGCTTCATTGAATGAGCCGCGACAGCCTTCACCCTTGATTGGGTTGTAAGTGTAAGATGTGCGGAAGGTATCCTCACGAGCATTCACAAAGAGGTAAGTCTGCACTGAGTGGTAGCCTTGAGCAATTAGCTCGTCAGTAGCTCGTTGCATAAGTGCAGTACCACGTGAAGTGGATAGGTCAGCCTGAGTGTGGATACCTTCAGCTGATGTTGATGAAGGTGCTTTGTCTTCAATCTTGAACTGCTTGCGAGCAGCGTCGATGTATAAGTAATGCATAATGTTGTCTCCTTGAGAGCAGTGATAATTAGCATACGCACTCAAGCGTCACAGTGCGTATGAGAGTATCACTCGCTTATAAATAGGTCTAAGTCTTGTTGTACCTTGAGAGTCGTAGCCTTCACCCATGTTGCAGTCGCCTAAACTTTTAGCTTCGCTTTTACTATCTGCAATAGCAAGTATAACCCAGCATTGATACTCATAGTCGAAGTCTTCGTAGCACCACTTGTGCATAAGTGTGTCTCTTATTTAGGGCGGCAGTATGCGCGTAGTGCGTAAGTGGATGTGATGTCAGTGACTGTTGACTTGCTAGTCCAACCGTTGGTGCGAGTCTCTATGACTTTGCGAGTGTCTGCTGCTTCTTAGCAGACTGTGATGCTATGGAACGTACCCACTTGGATTTCGTAAGTAGGCACGTGCGGCACTTCGATTAAAATAATAAGTAACCATTTCATAAGTATTACTCCTCTTCTTCTTCTTCATCATCATCATCATCAAGGTTAGGGTAGAACTCCCACACTGTGGTGTTGTGCTCTTCACACACAGTGATAGCCTCGAGCATAAGTTCACCAAGCTCAGCAGCTTTGTCAGCAGGCAGATGCGATAGGCAGTCAACAGCGTCGTCATCAGCATGCCATAAGCAATCAGTAAGGTCAAGGGTAGTGATGAACATTTGCACATCAGCAAGAGTATTGATAGACATAATGTTGGTCTCCATAAGTATTTAGATAATCATAACACAAGACATATAGGATGTACAATGTTTGTGTCATATTCAAAGCCTAAAAATCCAATAATTTAGTTGACAATTTAAATCGTCATATTCCACTGCCCTACATAATGAGTATGTAAGGGTGTTGGTCGTCCACACACAGTGACATAGCTTCCGTGAGTGGGCTGTTAGGGTAGCTTTGCTGATGCTGTGCGACCACGAGTGCCATTGCTTGGTGATTAGAGACTCGCACAGTGACGTAAATGCGCTTAGCTCGGCTTAATACGAGTATGTCAACCTTAGTTAGACTTTGCAAGGCAAGTAGCTCACCTTGAGTGACTTGTGACTTAGACGTAAGTATGGCCATATTGGTAGTCCTCAGTTAGACCTTAGTCAGTTTATTGATAGACTTAGTTGAGATAAACCTCAAGTGTCATATTAAAATCCTAAAAATCCGATTTCTAAGTTAATTATATTTTTTTTTTTTTGTGTCGTTAACTTAATTATTGGATTTTTAGGATTTTAATATGACACCTATATAATTATAG